TTTTATAGTGCAACTTAACTACTATATTTAGTTAAATTAAAAGTAGGATCTAAAAACTTTGGATCTTGTACTTTCATAATAACTTGATCATCATACAATAAAATCATCTTAACATTTTTGTATTGTATCTTTTGACCAGCATGTTTAGCATAGCAAACATAATCTCCTAATTGACACCAAGGTCCTTTAGGAAATTTTTCATTATCATTATAAGCAAGATCACCTATTTTAATAACTTGACCTATAGTTGTTAAATACGACATATCATCTTTAGTTGAATTTGGTAGTAGTATACCACCCTTAGTTTTTTCTTTTATTGATACAGGTCTTACGAGTACATGAAAACCTGGAAGTTCAGGTAAGACATCTGGAGTACTTTCGTCTTCTTCTTCTGTAATCCACATATCGTTCTTTATAGATTTACCTAAATGTGCCTGTTGCATTAGTCATCCTCTTCTTCGTATAGTCTTTTCTTAACTACTTCAGTTAATTTATTACGAGACCATTCAATACCTTGAACAAGTCCTACGAGTTGCCTATAGTGAGCAAAAGAATCTGCTTGCCCACCAGAGACATTTAATCTTAGTTTATTGAGTTCGTCATTATATTCTTTAACAACCTCATCCCATATATCCATGAATTAATTAAATCTCTGCACATGCATAGCAATTAATCTCTAGTCCTACAGATACTTCTTTTACGACTGGTGATTTCCACATACTATCTTCTCCCTTTAGTTGGTTCTGGGTATTTCCAAGCACTTTGATCATACTCATTTAAAGCTCCTCTTAGTTGCATTTTACCTGCAACAGGATAACTATCTTTAGTATAATCTCCATACATGCCACCATCACCATTTTTTACGTGAGTTGGATACCCATTAGTTACACCCTTTTTTACAGGGTATGGTTTATTCCCTATTGGCATTCTGATCATCTCCTTTCATTTCTTCTTTTAATAAATCCATCATAACATCAATAAGTTTAAAACTTCTTTGTCTGTCATCAAGATCATCCATACTAGCAACTTTAGTTAAAGCAGCTATACGAATTTTTTCCATGTCTATAGCATTCTTATCTTCTGCCATAGTTGTCTTAGCTAATAAGTCTAAAGACTTCATTGTTTCTTTTGAAGCTCTATCAAGATCTGCTTTTTCTTTTTTCAATACAGCATCTTGACCAGATTTACCTGCAGCAACCATTAACTTAGCTTCTTCTAATTCTAATTTCTGTGCATCTAATGCAGAGTCTGCAGAATATTTAGCCATAGTAGATTGTAGTTTTTGTTTTTCTAATTCTACTTTAGCTTGTTCAAGAGCTACCATTTGTTGTTCAGGTGATTGAGCTTGTCCCATTTGATTTGCATTTAATACTTGTTGTGCTGCAGTAGCCATAGCCATTTCAGCAACTTGAGGATTCTGTTGTTGATCTGGTGGTAGTTGTTCCATTGTAGCTCTTGCCATACCATTCATTTGTTCTTGATATTTTAATACAGAATGTTCTTGTATGTTTGCTTCTAATATTGGTTTTAATCTAGCCATTATAGGATTAGCACCATTCTGTGGATCTTGTAGGTACATCATCTTTACTTGTATATGTGAGTCATGGTTCTGTCCTGGAAATGCTGCAATAGGTATACCTTTTGTTGCAGCCATTATATCAGATACAGGATCTAATTTTTGTGGTTCTTTTTTAGGTGGAAGTATTTCTTCTATGTTAGGCAAATTAGCAGCATTTAATATTGTTCTATTAAGTGCTTCAAGATTAAACATACCAGGAGGTGATTGCTGTGCCATTTGTAATGCCATCTGCGAAATCATCATCCTATGTGCATTTGATGGAATATTAGGATCTGATACTGGTATCACATCTACTCTACCATCAAAGTCTTGTTTTAATACACTTTTCTCAGCAAATGGTACTTCATAGGGATACTCTGAAGGTAGATAATCATAGTTTATCTGTGCAAGTATTTTAAATTCATCTCTTTGAGATTTGTGTAATCTCTTATGAATAGCAGAGAAGAACTTACTTGATGCTTCTAGTAATGCCATTGTTGTACCCACAGGTCCATAAGATGCTGCATCAGAAACAATTTGTTCTGTAGAGTCAGCAAACTTTTGACCTGTTTGAGTTATGAATTGAAGCATATTATATAGGGTAGAGGAAGGCTCTTTATAGGGGAGAGAGACAATAGCCTTGTTTAAATCTTGCCCTGTTGCTTCAACTTCTTTAAACTCACCTGGTGATATAGGTTCATTGTCACCAACGATTCTAACACCTTTTGCTTTGAAACCTCCTGGTAAGTTTGCGAATTGACCTGCATCCACTAAACTTCTCATGGCTGCAGTAGCAGTCATAGTTAAGTTTCCTAAGAAGTGCATGAGACCAAATCCATAGAAACTAAAGCCTGGTACGAATCTGTAATGAACAAAGTGAGACACTTTCTCTTGATTCTTATCATCCTTCTTATAGTTTCTACGAATGCTTAAAATTTGTTGTGATTTTTCTTCTACTGTTACAATATAAGGAAGAGCATAATCTTCTTCTATTTCTAAATAACAATGTTGTTCTAGTAATGTATATTGTGGATCATTTGTTGCTGTAGGAGACAAACCAATAATTGTATCCATTTTTTCTGAAAAAGATGTAGGTTGTGGATTTGTTGCTTCTGGTAATTCTACATCTCTATAGATTCCTGATCGTATATCTTTTGCTAACTCAACAGGACTTCTATATATAACATGGGTATATCTATCTGCTTTACGTAAATTAGATGCATAATAAGAAACATAGAATTGATCAATAGGAACAAATTCAGATACTGGTCTTTTTAAATTAGCATCATAATAAACTTTTTTAAATGCTGATCCTATTAATGGTAAATGAAATAACATTCTTTCCATCTCATCAAAGTATTCAGGCATCTGATCTGTTGTTTGATAATTCATAAACTCTTGAACACGATTAGCTTGATCTTCTCTTTCAGGAGTAGACTTACCTATGATCTGAGCTTTAACTGGACCTGATGGTGGAAATAATTCTTGTATTGCTTTTGATTGAAACTTAACAGCAGATTCTATTAACATTGGATGTACTGCTGTACATGCACCTTCAAATGGTTCTGCAGTTTCTTCTATCTTTAAACCTAGAAGATCAAAACCTTTTTCAAACATTGCTTCCCATTCAGAACGAGACTCTTTGTCTGCAGTATAATTATCTATAACATCTGCTGCAATAGTTTCTTGATCTTCATCTTCTACTGTATCTGTAAGATCTCCATACCATTCTTGTATAGATTCTTCAGCTTCCATTTCTACAACACCTGTAAAGTCTACAGTAACACCACCATCATCTTCCATCTCAAATGTTGGTGCACCTTCTATCATCTCTTCAGGTGTAGGCATTTGAACTACATTAGTTATTTCTTCTCTAATTTTTTCAAATGGATTTTTTTCTGTTGCCATCTAGTTTCTCTCTCTCTATAATAATCTACGTTAGGATCGTATTTATTAGTGATAGTTATGGTGTGATTTTTTTTGTTAATATCACACTCTTTTTTCATATCTATTATTATACCATTAAACTCGCCAGTATGCAACCTTTTTTTCTCTTGGTTCATCTTCCCACTCTGGATCTTCAGGATGTGATAGATGCCAAGACTCTTTTACATAGTGTATAGCCATAGTCATTGCGTCAACTTGGTCATCATGTGCAGCATTAGGGAAACGTAACATTTCTTCTAATAAGTCTTCTGACCACTTTTTATTTTTAGGAAACCATACTTTACCTGCTTCCATCATAGGAGTCGCTGCATAGACTCTGGATACCTTATCTCTATCAGGTAAATATTCTAACACAGGTATACCAGCTCTACGCATATCTTGTATTAATGATTGTCCTGATGCTTTCTTTTCTACCATACAGACATCAGGTCTATGTTCTTGATATAACATTTGTGTCATACGTCTGAGTTCTGGATATTCAAATCTTCCTTTAATGTTTCCTAATAAAATAAGATTACCTTGAAAAGATTCTATACCTTCTTCACTTTCATCATACATAGAGAATATACCCCATGTCTGAATAACACTATAATCTGCTGTTGTTTTGGTAGAAAACGCTGTATCATACGTTTGTAGTATAAAATCACATGGTGGTGGTTCACTATATTCCCACCATCTTAACCATTTCTTTTTTATTAACCCACCTTCATCTGGTGTGGGATCTTGCATATACAATGCATTCCAGTATCGTGCACCATTTGATGCTTTGATTTCATGTTCATCTACACGTAGTACTTCATCTGGTTTCCATTCAGGAAAATAACTAGAACCTACTGGTAAATTTAATAATTCTGATGCTTCTTCATCAAGCCATGCTGGAATACGTACAACTTCCCAGGGAATAACATCATAATCTCCCATATTCTCTTCTTGTTTTAGTAACCATCCACAGAGATCATCATAATGATAACGAGTATTAATAATAAGTATAGAACCATTAGGCATTATACGTGTTCTTAGTCCTGCTGGATACCATTCCTTAACGTATCTTCTGCCTGCTTCAGAGTATGAGTCCTCTTCTGACATGACATCATCAAGGATCGCAATGTGTGCACCTCTTCCTGCAATCTGGGATCTAACCCCTGCAGCATAATACTGTCCTCCTTTGTTTGTTTTCCATTTTCCTGCTGCTCGTACATCTGAACGTAAGGACACTCCCTTGAAAATAGTTTGAAACTCTTCAGCATTAACCAAATCTCTGACAGAACGACCAAAATCGCTTGAAAGCTGGTCACTATGGGAAACAGTAAGTATTTCATGTTCTGGATTCCTTCCAATATACCATGCAGGAAACAATTTAGAACAGATAACAGACTTAGAAGACCTAGGTGGTAGAAAGACCATAAGTCTTTTTATTTCACCAGACTCTAATTGACGCAATTTGTCAGACAAAACCTCTATATGCTTACCCATTTTAAAGTCTGAAACAAGCATTGGAGCCATTTGTTTAACAAATGTAAGAAAATCACCTTTAGATTCTTGTTGAATTTTAAGATTTAGGTAGGTATTGAGGTTAACAAGACCTGAAATGTCTTCATTAGTCTCTATAGTATCTATAGTTTCTATGATTTTGTATCCTTATTGTATGTTATTATATGTTTTAATAAGAAAAAACAAATAAAAACAAAAAACAATGTACTTATGGTTTTAGTAACTTTATATATTATATATAATTATACACTATTCCCCACTTAATTGTCAAGTCTTTTTTTATTTTTTTTGTTATTCCTATTTTTACCCTTGTATTTTTGGTACATATATGGCACACCTATATATATAATAAACGTAGCCCACAGTTTTTTTTGTGGGGGGTGTACTAAATAGTCTATATAGAACAAAAGGTGAACACAAAAGATACCTTGAAAACGCTATACATTCTGTATACAGCGTATGCGTTGAACATTTAGTATATAGCGTATGCGTTATATCTTAAATGTACAGCGTCAGCTAACGTTATATCTTAAATGTACAGCGTAAACTATATAAG